ATGAGCGGATTTGTTGACATTTTAAATATGTACAATCAAAAATAAGGAGACCGTAAATGGAAGATCAACTTGCACAAATCAGCGAGTTATTTGCTGCCCCAAGAGGAAACCTTCAACGTGTAATTGATTACGGTGGAGTGCCATTTTATACATCCTCTACACTAAAACAGAATTTTATAAAAGCAATGAGTAAATCTTCACGTACTGCTCCTGTTGTGTCTACGGTAGTAAAATTAATGGGCAAACAAGAATTTTTTCCATGTTATTTAACTGATAAAATTCTTAAAACTATTTTGAGAAAACAACCTCCTCAGTTTAAAGGATATGCAGGACTTACTCTTGGAAAATATATTTTTGTGTTTGTTGATAATGATACAAATATTTTTGGGTTTGCATCTAACAATGATCTTTCAATAACAACATTACATGAACTCATTCACAAAGCAGCTGAAAAATTTAAATCAAGATTTTTATCAACATTTAAAGCAGAACTTATTATGTTTTATAGAAGTTATTGGGAACAACTATTCATGGTTAAGGCAAATAGTTTAGATATAAAAACTGTTAATGAAATAATTACTTATATTTTTAACAATACAGAAAGCGGAAAACGAAATAATGCATCATTGGTTGAATATCATGGAATGCTGATGGAAAAATTTAAAGATATAACCACTTTAGAAGCAAATGAATTTCAAAAATTAGTTACTGCATATATTGTTCTTATCAAAATTATATGGAAAGGTTCAATGGATGGAATACCATCTTTAATAGAAAAAGCTGTTCTTGCTAATAGAAACATAATTGTTCCACTATACACAGCATATAAAATGGCGTTTGGTATTAATGTTAAACACATAAAAGAACTATGCTATCAAGAGTTATTTGCCCCGAGTGAAGTAATTTCATTGCTAGCAATGTTAAAACGTCCAAGTCAAAAAATATATGCTATAGTGAACAAGTTGTAAGGAGATACAATAAATGCCAGATTATGATGATATGGGACCTGGTACAGATCTACTGAATGAAGGGATATCTAATGTAGCTAGTGATAGAGCACGCAGAATTAATAGTTTACATAGAACTGTTGACGATCTAGTACAAGAGCAAAACAAAAAAAGACTTCAAATTTCAAGTGAGGTCAGTTCGTTAACAAAACAACAGCAAAAAATGATGGTGGAATTAGAGCTGGAGCGTGGAGAATTCACAAACGAAACAGCTCAAGCTTATAGTGGCGTCTTAAAAGGATTGGGTCGAACAATTAATTCTTTAGCAACAGGCGTTAAAAACATCACTGCTGATACAGGTAGAGCAACTACACAAGCAATCGGTCAATATGGCAAAGCAATAAGTGAAGATATTAGTATAAACAAAACCAATACTATTGCTATGTCCCTTTCAAGAGCAACTCCTCTATTCGGTTACTTCGCCGCAAAATTCATGGAAACAGATGTCTTCCGAGATGCAGCTGGAAAAATTAAAGATAGAGTCGGTTCGGCGATGAAAGAGGGTCTATCAAAAGCAGGCTCTGGAATAGCTAATATATTTAGAAAAGGTAAAATTGCAGAAGAAGAATATGAAGATCAACCAGCTACGGTACACGATTTACAGAAACTACAAAAAAATATTGAGGGTGGGATTCCTCCAAAACTTCAAGAGGGTGGTTATATTAAAGAAGGAGGAATGATTCAGGTCCACGCTGCAGAAGTTGTAACTCCAATTGATAAACTTCTTGAACAAATTGATCAAGCAAAAAGTGCGGATATAGCAACGAAATTAGATAAAACATTATCATTAATGTCTCAAAACATGATGAAGTTAGAAACTGTTGTTGTAGAAAGAGAAGAACAACGGGGCTTCGTGGGTAAAAATATTGCTAAAACATTCATGGAAGAATTTCAAAGAGCAAGAGATAGGGGTGGGAAGGGATCATACGAAAGAAGATTGTTAAAAGCAATTGTCGAATTGAAGGTTGGTTTAATCGGAATGACCTCAAGAATGAGAATTGCATGGCAAAGAACTCTTCTTCAACATCCAACATTCAGAAATATGCTTATGTTTTCTGAAATGATGCAATCAGCTATAATTACTCCACTTAGATTTCTATTTGGTGTTAGAGGCGGTTATGCTGGAGATGTTAGAAAGGCAACTGGCACACACAATGTCTTTGCAAAAATATCAAATCTATTAGGAATGACATATTCAACCTTAATGCCAAAGATTGATGACCTTGTAATTTATACAAGAGCAGCAGCTGAGGCTCTTACAGGCGAAACGATTTCACCTTCAAAAGAATACACATATACAGCTTTTGGAAAAATAAAAGAGTTTATGACTTCAAGAGATACTACCAAAGGTGATATGTTCGGTTCAATGACTGATAGACTTGGTCTTGATAAAAAAGCAATGGAAGAAGCAGGTATTAAAGATTTTAAGGATCTTTTACACCCATTTAAAATAATGAAAGAAATGGGAATGACAAAAGAAAATATTAAAGGAAAAATGTTTGAAGGTGCCGGAGTGTCTGCTGATGAAAATCCTATATATAAAAAATATAAATCAGCTAAAGGTAAAGCTCAAGATCTATGGAGCGATATAGCTAAAAATATTTCTGAATTGAGGGATATGAAAGCAGATCAGGAAAAAAGAGAAGGACCTCATTCTCCAAGTATGGCACAAAACATTGCGAACACTGCTGTTTGGACAGAAGGGGCATTTGATAAAACAAAAGAAGCATTTCAAACAGCAAAAGAACGATTTAAAGAATATAAAGATAAAATGAATATTAGAGAAAAGTTGGAAAAGTATTCTACGAAACTTAAAGAAAAAGGAAATACAATTGCGGATAAAGGCACTAAAATTGCTAAAGAAACTTATAAAGAAACAAAGGGTGTTAGAGCAAGTATCAAAAAAACAGGCAGTAAAATATGGGATTATCTTTTAATTGGATTCGGATTCATTAAAAATCTATTTGGTTCAATGGTTGGTAAAATCACAAAGTTTTTTGGACCAATCTTACAATTCTTTGGTATCAAAGCAGGAGTTAAAGGAATAGCTGGTGGAGTAGCAAAACAAGGAATAGCTGGTGCAGCTGGCGGTGCAGCTAAAAAAGGTCTCTTAGGAAGAGGTCTTGGTATGGCTGGAAAAGCTCTTGGATTTGGAGCAAAAGTGGGTGCTGTGGGGGCAAGTGGTGTTATTGGAATGGGAATGGGCGCTTGGGATGCAATTCAAGCAATGAGAGATCCAGAAGGGTTTATGGGAAACTTTTTAACGAGAGGACTTTCTGGTTTTCTTGGTGGAACAGATTCCGGTCTTAAAGGTGCTACAAGTGGCGCATTGAAAGGTGGGGCAATTGGTGCAGCTGCCACAGCTTGGTTAGGACCTGGCGCATTAATAGGTGGAGCAATCGGTGCAGCAGCTGGCGCAGTACTTGGATTTGTAGGTGGTAAAAATATTTCTAAAGCGATCAGTGCAGTTGTAGATGGAATTAAAAAACTGGCTGAAGGTGTTTGGAATATTGTTATGTTTCCAGTTAAGGCACTAAAAGAAGGTTTGAAAAGTTCGTGGACATTATTGAAATGGGGATTAAAAATGACTCTTGGTAAACTATGGACTTCATTTAAAGAATGGTTGGAAAAACCAGGACTTATTCAAAAAGTAATGAAGGTTATAATTGATTTGGGTTATGTGGTTACTAAAGTTCTCACAGCTCCTTTTATAGCAATTGGAAAAAAACTGAAAGAGTTGGTAACAGGAGATCTATGGGTCAACTTATGGACTAGTGTAAAAGGCGGCTTCATGTCTTTGGTTGGTGGATTCGTTGGAGCATTTCAATGGCTTAAAGATAAAGTAGTTGAAAAGATTTCTGGTATTCCTATAATTGGTAAGATTTTCAGAGCTGCAATGGGTGTTGTGAAAGATATACATGAAGGAACCTTAGCAAGCAAATTAGAATCAGCATTGAATGAAACTGGTGGTAAAAAATCTCCATTGGGTACGGTTCCGGGAAGTGTAGCTAATAATTATAAAGGTTCTGGAGTTAAAGATCTTGCTCAAAATATTGGAACTGATTTAATAGATAGAGTAATGGAAACCGAAACAACTAAATTGAGAATAGAACAAGAATCAAGAAAGAGAAGCAGAGAAGGGTTAGAAGGTATGAAAACAGAAATATCAAATGGAAGCAAAAGAACTACAGCAGCTATCATTAACAATACAAATATGATATCTTCCACATCAAGTAATAATATATCCGGTGGTGGCGGACTGGCAAGTTACGGTCAGGGTTGGGGACAATTTGCTTCTGGCAATGCATTTGCAGCCGATGTAACTAGATGTAACATACAGTAAGGAGATAAAAACAATGGCAGTTAAAGGCGGTAGCGTTTCAAAATCAGGTTTAAATCTTGATCCTTTTAATGGAGTATTTGGGATGCCTCCGTCTTCATGGATTAGTGATGAAATGATCATTAACAGTATGCCGGTATTGGAAATAACCCCATGCATACCAAAATTTGAAAGCGGATTAAATTTATTCAGGGTTGAAGATGCTTCGACTCAATATTTAAAAATTTTAGCAAATCATGGTTACTACACACCGACACCAATTCGTTGTGCTTTTTTAGCAGATAACTTTCCGACTGATTCATTTACAAATGAATATGGAGAAACATTCCTTCAAAAATTTACAGATGTTGCTTCCCAAGGTATGTCCCAACTTGCTCAAATGACAGGAGCAAAAACAGGAACACAAGCACTACAAAATATAGGTGGTTCTCTTAGTGAAATGGGTGATGATCTGGGTGGAATAATGGGTGGTGCACTAAGCGGTGTTGGTGGTGCAGCATCAGGAGCCGGAAGCGGAATGGAAAAGTTGATTGCTAGAATGAAAAGCGGTCAAACGGGTGGAGTGGGTAATATGATGGGTGGGGGTGTCGGACTTATTAACAAAATGATCGCTGGTCATAGAGTTGACTTTCCTCAAGTTTGGAGAAGCAGCGGTTTCACTCCATCATATACAGCAACCATCAGACTATATAATCCAAATCCAGGAAGTGCTACAGCAACAAATAAATATATAATAGGGCCTCTGGCAATGTTATTATGTTTAGCAGTACCAAGATCGGATGATGGACGAACATTTAATTGGCCATTTTTCCATAAAGTAAAAGCTAAGGGTATCTATAATTTAGATCCAGCTGTTATAACAAATATTACAATTGTTAAAGGCGGCGATCAACAACAAATATCATTCAATCAAAAACTTGCCATGGTAGATGTTAGACTTGATTTTGCTAGTTTATATGGTAGTATGCTTGTTGAAGAAGGCAAAAATACATTTACAAATAGACCAACTGTACGATCATATATAGATTCTCTTAAAGAAGATGATGAATTATTATATACAAAAAGAGATTTAATGGATCAAGCTGTAGGAGCAAAAGCTGGAGCAGGCGATATACTTGACATAAGAACAAGTCAATTAAGTAGAACGGATCAAATACAAATAACTAAAAATGCAGCGGCAAGACAAAGACAAGCTCCTACAGTAACTGAAGTTCTTATCGCAAATAGAGTGCCTACGAGCGTGAGACTAATACAAGAAATCTTAGAGGATGAAAGCGACCACGGATTCGTTACAGATACAATTGATTAACAAACGGTATTTTTCAATATCATTGTTAAATAGTAGGCGAGAAATAAATTGATGAGGAATTGAGTTTGTGATGTGAGTTTGCCATATTTTGATTTATAACCTATTTCTTCTAAAAGATTTAGAAGTAAAATATTCACTTGCTGTTTGAAGTATATTTTTACCTTAGTTCTTTTTATAGACATTAATTGTCTTACATAAGCGTCATATTTCTTTCCACATAGCGAATCTGCATCTTTTAAATCTTTAAGAAATAATTTATAAATAGTTCTTAAATTATCTGAATATTTTATATTATTTAATTTAGATATTATTTGTGTTGCAAGCGATGAATTAATTTTAGCAAGAGTACGAGAATCTTCCTGTGCTTTTCGATCAGCAAATCTATATACAGTTATTTTTTTAGTTATCTCATCTGCAAGTTTGTTTCCTTTTTCTGCTGCTTTAATCTGATATTCATTTTCATCTTCTGAGGGTTCTTTTTCACTCCCCAAGCCAGATCCTTCTTCTGCTGCTCTATAATATGTTTGAGCAAAACTTTTCATACTTTGAGAAATTCTGGTTCTGCTATCTTGCATAAATTTAGAAATATCATCAAGATCCCCACCTCGCAAAGCTTTTGTCCAACGTCTAACCATTTCGCCTGCAAGATAATAAATAGCATTTGAGATTGTTTTCTCTCTTGCAAATAGATGGGTTTTTGTTAAAACTTCTAATGCATATTTGAAAGTATCATTATTACAATATTTAAATGTTTTATGCATCAGATTAGCATAATGTCTTATCATGAAGAAAACCATCATGTAAGTATATGATCTCGTATCTCTTTTTTTTAGAAAATATTGTAACAAGAATACATAAAAATTTGCAACTGCATTAGTTTGAGTTGCAAACTTAGCATATTTACTTCCCTTCCATCTTCTTTTTGCAAATTCCCTAATGTCAGTTTCTGTCAAACCTGTTAACTTTAAAAAATCATAGTAATCCTTTTTAACTTGCGGATAATAGCATGGTTCAGATAAAGAACCTAAGTTTTTAGCAACAACTCTTGTAAGATAACTTTTTAATACAGAATCATTAACCTTTGCTTTTGCAAGTAATTGTTCCATATAATTTACACCACCCTAACTGTAATACTATCTTCAGTAAAATAAATATACTCCGGACCATACGCCAACAGCTGATCTTCAGTTAATTCTTTTAATTTAAAATTAAAGAATATACTTGTTTCCGGTCTTCTTAAACTACAATGACTTATACCATCAATATTTTGGACAACGTCAATGATTTCAGATCTATATATTTCAGCTCCAGTACCGAATCTTTCACTAAATGCAGCTATTAAAGTTGTTCTCACAGTATTTTGTAATGCTGATAAACTACCAGAGAATTCTAAATTTCTAAATACCTCAATATCAATTGTAAGGGGAATATTATAAAGTGGCAGTGGAATCCAACCACGAATTGAATATATATAATTTTTTCCTTTGTTGTCAACATAAACAATCGAATCAGCCGTGGGAATTTCATAGACAAAAGATGTTGAATCTACACATCTAATAATATTATCTTTTATAGTTAAATCTTCGCTACATGTTTGAATAATATATCTATCACCCGGATTACAACTTGTCGGTTCAGTTTCTAGAATATCAATAACGGATGAAAGCGTAGGTTGATTGAGTTGCATTGTACTCAATATGCCAAATGTATTTGTAAATTTAATATTTGAAAAATCAGTTAACATTCTACGATCAGATAAATCTGCAGAATTAATTAATGGTTGAAGGACTTGAAGTTCAAACGCCCTTTGATCAATACTATCATAATAATCTTTTTCTATAACAGGAACATCATAAACAATATAAGCAGATGAATCAATAACAATATTTGATCTCATGTATGTACTTAAGTCTTCTCTAAATGTTACCTTATTAGAATATAAAGAAACTAAAGCACTACTGGGGTCACTTATTGTAAACTCATATGTTTGTTCACCAAAAGGAATATCAGTATAAGGATCAAATGTATAAATGAAATGACCGGCAGTTGAATCATTGATCATAGTTTTGGTTGAGCCACTTGATTTAATCTTCAATTCACATGATGCTAAATCAAAATCAGATTCTGTAGATTGATAATGTAACTTGAATATTCCTTTAGTACCTGATCTTTCAACTATTAATGAGTCAGCATAAATATCATAGTTTGAAGGGTAGCTTGTTTCCAACGCAGGAAGAACCTCAATAGCTAATATAATATATTCATATTCCCCTACTGTGTTATGAGCATTAATATCAATTTCAAAAATATTATAATATTGATGATCTCCAATAATTATTAATTCATTTCTAAAAATTCTATCTGTTGATAGCGGAACATTGAATATAGCATTTCTGGTTGGGACTAACTGTTCAACCTCAGTTGTTCCAGACCCAAATAATAATGCACTGAATAACTCAATTTCATTTACTTGTAAATCAGATCTTTTAAGAACTGGTAAAGCATTTTGAGCAAATGGAATTTCAGGAGCAACTACACTAATATCTTGATAGTCACTTTCTGTAACTAAACGTTCTAAAGATCTAATAGATGCAATTGAATTTTTTCTTATTTCTTCTAATGATTCCTCATCCTCACCTCCAAAAGCAGAAGATCCATTGATAACCTCATAATCAACAACTTGACGCTGACCTCCTAGATTTGTTAAATAAATTCTTTCACCTTCTCTGATAGAACCAGCAATAACATTCCCCTCAGCTCCTTCTGTTGTTGATGTTGTTATATATACTGTGGAACCTCCTGTCGGTTGTACTCCAATTAGCCCATTACCGAAAGTCAGTCTTCTTCCTGTATCTGTTCTTCTTGATACATATCCTTTATCCGCTGCATCCATAAGAAAGAGACTATCAAATTCACTCCATAATGTTGTAGCTGAGCTTCCAGGCTCTTGAATACGAACTTGAAGAGAAGCCAATTCGCCAACGATCGGAATATCAAGTGTTATAAATTGAAACGGTTGTACATCAGTATCAATTTGAAATTCTTGTTCCCCAACTTTAGTTTGTGTTACAGGTAAAACAAAACTAAATTCTTCAGTTGTTATATCAACAGGCAAGTAATATTTTTTATTATCTTCAATAACTTGTATTGCAACATTGGCAACATTAGTCACTGTAATTGTTGTGTCATAGTAAGTAACGAATTCAATATCTCCAGCTTTAAACTTAAATCCTTCTGGAATTACAAATTGAGTAATAGGATCCCAATTTCCAAATGGTACTGTTATCAATACATTTGCAGTAGATGGAGTAGCTTCTACTGTATTATATCCTAGAAATGCGGAAAGGTTTAAAATTGATTCTGGGAGTTGTGCTTTTGTCAAGAAAAATTCACGATATGTAGATAACTGATAAAATAAAAGATTACCAGTTAATGTAGAAACAGTATCAATTATAAAACTAAGGAATGATGACTTCAATAAATCCACATTCTCTAATTCGAGATACTTCTTTACTTCATTGCCGATTAGTTCACGGATTGAATCTCTAGATAAATATATTTGTTCCGATAGTAATGTATCAGCCATCCTTTATCTCCTAACAGCTCGCTGGCGTTCTGGGTGTAAAATAAAACCCAACTCTATTATCAAACAGTGTATCTTTTAAAACAGGTCTTAAAAGTGAATCTTTATATAGAAGTCTGGTTATAAATTGTGAGTCTGCAAGCGTATGTATTCTTTTATCATATTCAACAAAAGCATATGTGTTTATAACTTGTGCATCTACGGATGCTAAAGTTTCACTTTGGAATACTTGACATTTTAATTTCCAGTATCTTTTATTAGTATTTGGATGAATCTCTACACCGGTAACTGTATAAAGGGGGTATGTATCATTTGTGGATTGTAAAAATTCTTGTTCAAATTTTAGAACATCATGTGGGTAGGGTTTGAATCCATATGTGTTTGGAATAACAATAGTTGTTTCTGTATTTTTGTTGTAACCAACTTCCTCTGCATCAAATGAAGTTGTTACTTCTTCTGGATAGTACACAGGAAGAATTAAAATCTTATTTCTTTTTATGCCTGTCAGATCTCCAGTTTGTTCATATGAACCGCCGAAAATGTCCTCATCTTCCCAGATGGTTTCATCGACATTTAAGTTATAGTATGTAACTAAAAATCTAACTACATGTTTACTATAATACTCATATAGTAAATTTTGATATTCATGTACATAGCCATATAACCTTTCATAATTTTGAATATCTGACATTATACTTTACCTTGTCTTTCTTTTGCTGCTCGCAACTCTGATCTCAAAGAAGTTTCAAATTTAATCTTAGCTTCAACTTCTCTTTGTTTCCAATCTTCAAGCATTTTATAAATTTTATTTTTGCATTTAACAGGTTTATCAGCTTTATTGCATTTATTCATTTGTTTGTTTAGCATTGATACTGCATATTTTGCTGATAGATAACTACATTGATGTCTACATAATGTTTGAGAAAATTTCCTTTGTGCTGCACATTTCCCAATACATGCAAAATTATGCTTTTTTATAATATAATTAACAACATCATTGAAAAATGGAACAGGGATTACCCAAAGTCCAAGATATAATGCATTTCTAGCAAATTTTTCTTTTTTAGGATCTATCTTTGGAGGAGTAACAGCAAGCGC